CAACAAGTAAAAACAGAAATTGAAAATCTTTAAATTTAGAAATATGGAAAAAAATAATAACATATTCAATTATGTATTTCATTACAATCCTTTTACAAAGAAATGGAATGCTATTCCCAGGGACAAATATTTAGAATATTGGAACAATCCTGTAAAAACAATGGATGGAGTGTTACAATCAAATGATGTTTCTGTATTAACAGAAATTATAGAAAAAGGAGAAGATTTTATAAAATCAATAAACTAAACATGAAAAAATTAATTACAATAACAATATTTTGCATTATTGCAAACTTTGTACAAGGTCAAGAAATTTATAAATCTGTATATCTAACAGATATTTCATCTTGGGACAAATATAAAGAGAAATGGAACACAATTAATACGTTTCATCCAGATAATCTACATCTTACAATTGGAAATGGATATATTTCCATAGATGCAGAAAATGATGTATTTTTAACTATATTAAAGAAAACCAAGGAGAATTCAACCGCTCAATTCTCTTCTATAGAATATTTAGCAATAGATGATGATGGAGATGAATGCACTGTTGTAGTGTTATATACAAAGAGTACAAATAAATATTGTTTAAATATATTTTATTTTAACACTTCTCCTTTTCTTATGCTTCGTTACTTTTTTAAATAATTGAATATGAATGTGTTATGTTATGATATAGAAACTATGAAAGAACTCTTTCTTGTTGGAATATTTGATATTCAAACAGACCAATATTTTGAGTTTGAAGTGAGTAAGAACGTTAACCAATTGGATGGGTTTATCAGGTTTACAGAAAGATATAAAGATTACTATTGGGTGGGATATAACAATTTAAGATTTGACTCACAAGTGGTTGAATGGGTTATTAGAAATCATGACCAATGGCATGAATTATCTTCTTTAGAAGTGTGTTCTAAAATAGCCCAAAAAGCTCAAGACGTAATACATGATGCTAATTATGATGTGTTTCCTGAATATAAAGAGGAATGGTTATCTCTTAAACAAATAGATTTATTTAAGATTCACCATTTCGACAATAAAAATCGTAGAGTGAGTCTAAAAAGATTAGAGTTTGAAATGGATCTTGAGAACATAGAAGAGATGCCTATTCATCATACTAAAGTGGATATGACAGATGAAGAAATTCAAATGACTAAAGAATATTGTAAGAATGATGTAATGGCCACTTATGAATTCTACAAGGTGACTATTGGTGAGACAGAACATCCTCTTTATAAAGGAAACAATCAAATAGAGCTTAGAATGGATATACAGGAAGAATTTGGTATTCCCTGTTTAAACTACTCTGATAGCAAGATTGGTGATGAGATGATCAAGAAGTATTATTGTATTCAAAAAGGAATTCCTCATAAAGACCTTCCTAAAAGAGGTACGTTCAGAAAACCTTTTACAATAGGTTCTTGTGTGGCTGATTATATAGAATTTAAAACTCCTAAACTAAAAGACTTTCTTAAAAGAATAAAGAAAGTATCTCTTAGTCTGCAAGATGATTTTAAAGAACAAGTGGAATTCTATGGAAACATGTACACATTTGCAAAAGGTGGGCTTCATACAGAAAATAGTCCTAAGATATTTGAAGCTGATGAAAATCATCTTATTGTTGATTGGGATGTTAGTTCTTATTATCCTGCCATTATTATTAATAATGGTCGTTATCCTGCTCATCTTGGTAAAGAATTTCTTGCTGGTTATAAGCAGATGTTTGAGAAAAGACTTGAATTAAAACCTTTGGCTAAGAAAGATAAGAAAATAAAAGGTATTGTAGGAGCTTTAAAATTGGCTGTAAATAGTGTATATGGTAAGAGTTCAGATATGCAAAGTTGGATTTATGACAGAAAATTAACAATGTTTACCACTATTACAGGAGAATTATCTCTTCTAATGCTTATTGAGGCATATGAATTAGCTGGTATAAATGTAATTTCTGCCAATACAGATGGTGTAACTATTATGGTGAAAAAGGATAGTTTGGAACTCATGAAAACCATTAATGAATGGTGGATGAATCTAACCAGTTATGAACTTGAACGTACTGATTATCAAAAGATTATATTTTCAACAGTAAATGATTATTTAGCAATTAAAACAGATGGAGAAGTTAAAAAGAAAGGAGATTTTCTCACAGATTTTGAATTACATAAAAATAAGTCTGCTCGTGTGTGTGCTATTGCCCTTGAGCAGTATTTTGTACATAACGTGCCTATTGAGCAAACTATCAGAAATCATAATAACATTTATGATTTTTGTCTTAGACAAAAGAGTTCAAAAGATTTTCACTATGAAGGAGTTGATAAATTATCAGGTAGAAAAACTGTTTACAATAAACTCATTCGGTATTATGTATCTACGAACGGTGAAAAACTCCTTAAAGTGAAGAATGAAGATTGTGAGACAAATGCAGCTGAAGTTTCTCAAGTGGAAGCAGGTGATTGGGTGATGCGTGTATGCAACTATTTACCAAAAAATACAGATGTAGCTACAGCTGGTGTTAATTATGATTATTACATAGAAAGAGCTAATAGAATTGTACATAAAATACAAACAGAGGGTAAAAAGAGAAAAGTTGTTATCAACCCAAATCAAATTAGTTTATTTTAAATAACAGCGTATGAAAAAATTAATTCTAAAGTATGTTGGAGATTTTTGTAAAGTTTGTGGAAGGTTATGTTCTAATGTAGGATCTGGAGAATGTATAAGAGGGATGTGTGAAAGATGTTATGAAAATGGAGGTGATGATGAATAAAATAAATCGCACAAATATAGCAGAACATTTAATTAGATACCAATTAGAAATGGTTGGTAAAACATGGGAAGAAGCCCAAAATGACGATATGTGGTTCTTCAATTGGACAATGACAGAAGAACAATATAAACAATTTAAGGGATATGCTATTCCGTTAATAAAGAAAGTGTTTAAATGCAATAAATTAAGAGCAGAACATACATTCTCTTGGTTCAACCTTGAGTTTGGATTGAGAGTTAAAAATTAAAATTATGATTGTAATTGAAGACTTTGAAAAAGAGTTTGATAAAGATGGTATATATTTGTTAGAAGAAAAAATGTTAATGGAACAAGAATATAGAGAATGGTTAATTGCAAGACAACCTGCAAAAATATCTGTTACTAAAAAAATACTTAAGAAAGATGAAGAATATAACATTTTACCATTTTAAAGAACTACAAAAGCAAGGAATCTCATTAGATAAAGTGTTTTTGTTAGGGTTGGTAGAAAATGGTGATGATATAATCAGTTTATGTACATCTTCCCCTAAATTGAAACTACTAATTGACACTCTTTTAAGAAAGGGGTTTATTACAGAAAAAGGTGAATTAACCATTCAGGGTGGAGAAATATTAAAGTTTCTCCAAACTGAATCTGTAAAAACCCCTTTATCACTTAAAATAGACAAACCTGAAGATTTTGATTTATGGTGGAAAACCTATCCAGGAACAGACACTTTTGTACATAAAGGGGTAACTTTTACAGGTACAAGAAGTTTGAGAACAAAGAAAGAGGATTGTAAAACTAAATTTAATAATATTCTTAATGAAGGAGAATACACTATAAAAGAATTAATAGATGCTCTTTGTTTAGAAATACATCAAAAGAAGGAGAATTCTATAAAAGAGAAAACTAATAAGCTTAAGTTTATGCAAAACTCTCTCACCTATCTTAATCAAAGAACATTTGAACCATTTATTGAACTTGTAAGACAAGGAATTAAGGTTAAAGAAACACAACCTTCTTCGGGAGGTAGTGTAGATATATAGTTTACATTTACTTCTATAAAGGTACTAATAGTACCAAAAATTGATAAAATATGAGTTTTGAACAGTTAAAACATGAAGTGGAGTCTGGTTTAAATGGTAAAAATAATGGAATACCGATGGGATTTGACAGATTAAATAAATATATAGGAATTAGAAAAAAACAAATGCATTTAATTTTTGGATCTACTGGATCTGGAAAATCTGCATACACTCATGCTGCATATATACTAAACCCTTTTGATCATTATTTAAAGAACAGAAGTCAAAAATTAAAAATATTCCTATTTTCTATGGAAAGAAGTAAGACTTATACTTTAGCAAAATGGGTGAGTAGGAAGATATTTTTAAATGAAGGTATTTTAATTCCTATTGCTAAACTTTTAGGATGGTGGGACACAAAACTTTCAAAAGATGAACATGATCTATTTTTAATGTATGAAGATTATATAAATGAACTATTAGAAGTAGTAGATATTATAGAAGGTGCTCAAAATCCTACAGGAATATATAAATATATAAAAAATTACGCTGAATCTGATGGAAATATTGAGCAAATAGATGAGTATAAAAAAGTGTACATCCCTAATGATTCAGATAAAATAGTTATCGTTATTGAAGATCATTTAGGACTAACAAAATTAGAAAAAGGAATGTCTTTTAAAAAAGAGGCTATTGATAAAGTTTCTGAATACAATCAAATGTTTAGAGACTTTTACGGTTACCTCCCTGTCCCAATCAGTCAGCTTACTAGGAATCTTTCTAATCCTGTTTATCAAAAAATGGACAGTTTTGAACCAACATTAGATGATGTTAAAGAATCTGGAAGACCAGGTGAGGATAGCGATATTGTAATTAGTTTATTTGATCCTATGAGATTTAAAACAACAGATCCTTCTTATAATGTTAATAACTTTATAGACACATCTAATGGAGCAAATTTTTTCAGAAGTGTAAAAATTCTTAAAAATACGTATGGAGAAGACTCAATAAGATGTGGAATGGCATTTATGGGAGTTACTGGTATATTTAAAGAACTTCCAAAGAAACAAAATATGGAAGGGTTTGATTATAATAATTTATTTACTTATAGTTATTTTTTAGAAGATAGGTAGATATTTGAAAACCATAACTTTTTTGTATATTTGTAAAAAATTTGAATGTATGAAAAAATTAAACATAGATGAGTATGTTGGTAAAAAATACGGAAGGCTTACGATTTTAAAAGAATCTGGTTTTGTACAATACAGAAAAACTAAAATGAGAAAAGTTTGGTGTAAATGTGATTGTGGAAATGAGAAAGAAATTGATTTTAATTCTATAAAGAGAGGAAAATCAACTTCTTGTGGGTGCTATAATAAAGAATTTGCAAAACAAAATCATACAAAACACGGATTAGCAATGCTTTCTACAGGAATAAGGCATCCCGATTATTGTATATGGACAAAGTTAAAAAGCAGGTGCTTAAATCCTAAAGATAAATCATATAAACATTATGGAGGAAGAGGAATCACTGTTTGTAATGAATGGAAAGATTCTTTTGAACAATTTATTTCTGACATGGGGTGGAGACCGAATAAAAACTATTCTTTAGAACGAATAGATTTTAATGGAGACTATTGTCCAGAAAACTGCAAATGGATACATAAATCTCAACAATCAAGGAATAGTAGAAGAGTTAATCTTATATATTATAACAATAATTATTATTGTTTAACAGAATTATGTAAACTTTTAAATCTTACATATTCTACAATGAGACATAGAGTTTATGATTTAGGAATTCCGTTTGCAGAAGCTATAAAATATCCTCCACATTATAAATTTAAAATTAAATCTAAAAAACATGAAACTAGTATTAGCACAAGTTAGTTGTAATGAAAAAGATCCTTTGTCTATTGAATATATAATAGAAGAGGGGCCTGTAGGTGTAGAATTGAAATATTCTTTTTCTGGAAACTGGAATGAATCAATTATTAACACTGTAGCAGCTTCTATTATGGATGATGGAAGTGGTGTACAAATTCGTATAGACAAGAAAAAGATAAATCTTGATTATTCAGAACTTTCTCAATTATTTATATTGTTATCTTATCAAAATAAGGAAAAATATGAAATACATGAGGCTAAGTTGATTAAATCCATAACACCATGACAAAAGAAGAATATTTAAGTATTAAATCTATCAGTCCTCTTCAGGTGATATATGAATATTACAAAGAGAAATTTGATAGCAATAAACATAAACCCTTTCTATCACCTGAAGAGTTTGCTGCATATTTTCAATTATACATAAATGTTCCTAAAGTGTATGATAGAGTGTGTGATTATTATGATAATAAATTTACAGTGGTGAGACTTATGGATAAAAATGGAAATTTTATATCTTATTTATGACAAAACAGGATGAATTACAAAAACAAATGGTTAAAACGACCATTGAGTTTTTTAAGACAAGAAATAAGGGATATTTAGACCTTGCAATGAGGTTTGGAAAATTAACAATTTTTTAACTTCTAATTTTTGTATTTGTCAATAAGGTTTGGTAATTTTATATAAATATTAAGTTATGACAAAACGAGAATTAATTAAGCAGGAATTAATAAATTGTTCAAATTTCAAAGAAGTTGCTATAAAATGTAAAGTTTCTCAATGGTTGGTTTCTAGCGTGGCTAAAGAAATAGGAATTTTTAATAAAATTTCTAGAGTAAAAGAACTAGAAAATGAAATGGAAAACTTGTTTAAACAAGGTTATAGTATAACTGAAATTGGAAAAAGGTTAAATGTATGGTATCATACTGTTGGAAAATCTTTAAGAAAAAAAGGATACTCTTATTCTTCTTGTGGAAAAACAAAAATTGATTCTAATATATTTAAAATCATTAATTCTGAAGAAGCTGCTTATTGGTTAGGGTTTCTTTATGCAGATGGGTGCGTTTCTAGTTCAAATAGAATAGAGATTGGATTAAAACAATCTGATTATTTACATTTAGAAAAATTAAAAAATTATTTAAAGTGGGAAGGGGATATTGAATATAGAAATAAATCAAAGTCTTACAGGATAATGTTTAAAGATAATAACATAGGAAATGATTTAAAAAGATTAGGATGTGTTCCAAAAAAGTCTCTAATTTTAGAATTTCCTAAAGAAAATCAAGTTCCAAATGAATTAATTCATCATTTTGTTCGTGGATATTTTGATGGTGATGGATATATATCAGACCCTGATCTCAAACCTATAACTATTCAATTGTTAGGAACATTTTCTTTTTTAAAAAATTTTTGTAAATTTTATAATTTATCAGAAAAATCTATTAAAATAAAAAGTAATATTTTTTATATATCTATGTCTGGAGAAAAAGCAAGAGAGATAATGAGTATGTTATATAAAGATTGTAATATTTTTTTAGAAAGAAAAAAACAAAGATTTGATAGTTATATAAATCGAAAAAAATGATAAATGAAAAACAAAGATCTCTTCAAAAAAAAGTTATAGAAAAAACAATAAAGTTTTTTAAAACCAATGATTCTGGTTATCTTGATTTAGCCATGCGATTTGGAAAAACTTATTGTGTCATTGAGGTTCTTAAGAAGCTCTGTAAGAAAGGGGATGTTTTAATAGCCTATCCAGATAACAAGCTTAGAGACACCTGGATGAGTGAATGTGAATTATGGGGATATGACAATCCTAATATTACGTATGTTAACTTTAGTTCTCTCAAAAAACATACGGATGTTAGTTATGAATTCTTTATTATTGATGAATTCCATTCAGTATCTGAGAACGAGCGTGAATTATGTTTTGATATAATGGACAATTGTATAACAACATTAGCCCTTTCAGGAACAGTGAGTGAAGACACTAAAATAAATTGGGGAATGAAGGAAATAGCTAAATACACCACTCTCCAAGGTATAGAAGATGGTATTCTTGCTGATTACACCATTACAGTGCATACAGTGGGATTAGATAATGTTGTAAAAACAAAGGACAATAAGGGAAAATTAAAAACAGAAAAGCAGAGGTATGACGGATATACATGGGTGATTGAGAATCTCAAAAGACAGGGTGCTAATTTTATGCATTTAGCTTTAGCTAGAAACAGGTTATCTCTATCTTCTCTAGGTAAAACAACCTATCTTAAGAAACTATTAGATAAATTACATGATAAAAGAGTGGTGGTATTTACAGGACTTGCAAAAGTAGCTGATGAAATAGGAATACCATCCTATCATAGTAAATCTTCTAATGATGATGCTTTTACAGGTTTTCAGAGAGGGGAATATAATCATTTGGCTTTAGCTGCAATGGGTAAGGTGGGAGTGACATATAAAGAACTAGATTCTGTTATATTATTAAATTTTACATATAACTCAGAAGAAACTTCTCAAATTCTCAATAGGGCTATAAAGCTTGATTATAAGAATAAAATAGCAGATTTACACGTTATATGCTTAAACGAACCAGCAGAATTAAAGAAAATCAAAGAAAGTTTATCAATGTTAGATCAATCTAAAATTAAATATGTATGAAAATAGAACTAATTGAAGAAAAGAAATTTGAACAAACTCCGTGGTATGAAATTCGTATAAACGGTAAATATGTTTGGGGGTCTTATAAAAAAGATGCTGTTGAAAAAATGTATGATAAAATATTAGCTGATCCAGAATATTCCCCAGCTAAAATTACAATTTTAAAATCTGATGAAATTGATGTATCTTTACAGTCTTAAAAAACAAAACAATTTTAAACATGGCAAGCAAATTAATTGGGATTGTAGGTGCTACAGGCACTGGTAAATCCACCTCGATCAAACATTTAGATCCGAAAGAAACTTACATTATTAACACAGCAAAGAAAGAACTTCCTTTCAAGGGAGCAGAAAAACTGTACAACTCTGAAAACAAAAACTACAAGGAGGTTGATGAGATTGTAGAAATTACACGTCTCATTAAAACCGTTTCTGAGAAAGCTTCTCACATCAAGAACATTGTTATTGAAGATAGTAATTATATGATGGCATTTCGTATGGTTGATAAAGCTAATGAAGTGGGATATACAAAGTTCACTGTAATGGCTAAAGATATGGTGGATTTGTTTAGAGAGGCTCGTAAACTTAGAGATGATTTGAAAATCTTCTATTTCTCTCACCCAGAAGTTGTTGAAGATGGTGGAGAGATTATAGGATACAAGATGAAAACCTCTGGAA